GGGACCTAAGATTTGAGCGTAGAACTATGGATCCCTTAGGACGCAGGTTTGATCAGATATTTGGAACTGAACGTATGTACGATGTAGTACACGAGTTCTATGAGTCTTGCTTAGTAGTCCTCCGTCATTCCTCATTCACGCCTGTGTTATCTAAGCTTACACGAGGGATCATCCCTGATCAACCTGGTATTTGGAATGGTCATCCTACCGGGATGGAGGGAATATTTCAGAAGGGCTGGACTATAGCAACTATCTGCATCATCCAGGCTGCTATCTGGCCTTTCGGAGTTAAGCACAATATAGTAGGGCAAGGCGACAATCAGGTCTTATTCGTAGAGTGTACCCGTCGTGAGAGTGAATCTTGGGATGAGTTCTGTACTCGGGTGCGCGAATTAAACACTCAACTCCTTAGAAGTTGCTCTGAGTTTGCGTCGCTTGTAGGGCATGAGTTAAAACCTGAAGAATGCACCGCAGGGACTTCATTCACATCCTATGGGAAAGAACTGTGGTATGAGGGACGTGTCCTTGAGACTACGAGTAAGTCTATTTCTCGGATGTTCCCGTCTACGACCCCTGATGTACCGTCTATGTTTCAGGTGATTTCAAATATATCCGCAACCGGAGCAGCAACAACCGACAGATCTGGTTTTACTCTTCCTATCTTTCTTTACACTAAGTTTGTAGAGAACTGGTTAATACGACGGGAGTTTAGGCACTCCTTTCTACACGGAGGATACTTAGCAAATACACCTGGGCAGATACTCTACAGTACCAGTATGCCTAACTGGGATACATTACTTACATTAGTCCCTTCAAATTTGGGAGGCTTGCCTGTTGCAACTCTGGCTGAATTCTTATACCGCGGTCATCAGGACCCACTGGCATCATCGCTTGTCTCTTTGCGGCTTTTCAGTAGTATTCCTGAAGTTCAGCTCTATCTACAGTTGCTCGACGAGGGAGTCCCACTAGCCAATCCTACGAGGATAGAGACAGAAGGGCTGATTCTAGA